CTCCGTCATACGGTGGGAATGTGTCCTCACCTCTCCAAGTTTTTTTCATCGAGATTCAAAGTTATTGTAAAGTTTTTAGATTGGATTGTTTGGTCAATGGTTTCTTTCGGTTTGCCTTGTGATCGTGTGAGCAACATCTCCAAGTTGAACAAAGAGTTTTTGTCGTGCGACTTCAACAAAGCACCAGCAATGATTCTCTCAAGGATTGTGAACTCATCACCCTTGTCAATTTTCTCAAGGTCTTTCCGTGACATTGTGAGCATTGTGTTGACGGTGTCCTCAACTTGGCTTTTTTGGTATCCAATTTCCTTGAGTTGTGTTATCAACTTCTTTGGTCTGCCGTGCGGATTTAGGACTTCACCTTTCTCAGGTCTTGTCAAACTTCCTCCGTGTGGTTGCTTTTCTTGTGTTGCCATATCCCCGAATTTACACCGAATTTTTCCCCGAACTCAATCTTTGTAAGTGAATGGATTTAAGCCACTCCTTGTATTGCTTTTGATCACCGAACTTTGTGTGACATTCTCTGCACAATGCCTGAAGGTTTTCAATCACATCCGGCTTTGTTGTTCCACCCATTCCACGAGCTTCAAGGTGATGGATATCAATTGCAGTATGCCCACAAACCTCGCAAGGAATGAAGTCGCTGATGTCATAGCCAAAGTGATTCATATAGATTTGGGTGTGTTTCTTCAAAGTATCAATCCCTCCTCGTTTAATGATTCACGCAGGAAGTCACGCATTTTGACCAATGCTTCAATGACTTCCTCAGGTGTTTCATCCGATGCGTACTTTGTTCGTGTTCTCAACTCGTTGTCAAGTTCTGATACGATGCACTTCCACTTCCATCCGTCAACTGCATCTTCAAACTGATGGCGTTCTTCGTCAAGGTTGAATTCAAGGATTGCTTTCATTGCTCACCTCCTCCGTAGGTTTCGTTGTAGTATTGCTCACCAGTTATTGGTAGTATACTTTCAGGATAATCAATTCCATGAACTGTTCCTTTGTTGTATGCAGTTTCAATTCTTTCCTTCTCCATTTCTTTGGCTTGGTCAATTACTTCATCTGGAATTTGTGCAGTATCACCATATTTTCCGCATTCAATTAAGAACCACTCCACTGCCGTTTGTTGTTTATTGTTCATTCTTTCTCCTCCTCTTTGGTTTCTGCTCATCATCGGCTAATTGTGCCAACTCCAATGCTTTTTGGTCTGCCCATATCAAAAGTGAGAACACCGATTCAATCACACAAGTTGAACAGTTGGGAAGATTGCGACCAAATATCTCACGATGTACATTTTGTAGTTGTGCGGATTGCTCAGGCGTTAATTGGAACACGAGTGTCTTTTTGTAGATCTCGTATGCCGGGCGGAGTGACTGGATGAATTCTATCATAGTTTTGTTTCAAGGAGTGCAACGATTACGGTTGCGATGGATGCGTACAAGATACCCACAAATCCGTAGGTGTATATAAAAAACGACAACCCCAACCACCACGATAAGCAGAAAGCACAGTCAAGTGGTTTCATTCGTTTCCATTTGGAATAGTCGCTTCCGTAGAGATAGCGTTTGAGTAGGTCGGCTGGTTTGCCGAAGTTGACGATGATGATGCTTAGACAAGCAATTCCAATTATTTCGTTGTACATCTTTCTTTCATTAATTTAATTACTCGCAGAATCTCCCTGACTGAAATATCCGTTTGGCGATGGATTGCTCGTGCTGACATTCCGCTGCACCATAACTTGAATAACTCCCTTTCATAGAAATACGCTTCTTCAGTTACCTGATTTATTTTGTTGATTCGTTTTTGTTCGATTCGCTCGTCTTCTTCCCGTTCCAAAAGAAGGTCGGGTTCTTCAGACAAGTGCAGGTCATAGACATCGTATTGATCATAGATGCGAGATTCCCCAAAGGGATGCCGGTTGCCGTTGATACAAAGGTACAAAAGACGGATTGTCCAAAACTGGATGTATCCGTCGTTGTATATTTTCTCAATTTGTTCATCAGGTTTTTGCAATATGGTCAAAAAGTAAAATTGATAGAGTTCCCTTGCCAACTCGTTTCCTTTGGCTATGTTCTTCGTGGCTTTGGTAAGCCATTCCGCTTTTGACAGTTCCTCTATGATTTCCGCTTTATTCACATTTTCTTTTCAATACTACAAATATAACCATTCCTTTCGTATTTTTTCTTTATCCTGAGCATCTCATCCTCAGACCGGAGAATATGTATTGACGAGCTTAGACCTTTCGTGCAGATGCAAACCCAGTAAGGATAAAGATTCGACATATAGTTTGTTGGTTGTTCGGTCATATTCTATAAGTGAATCGTACACTTGAACGGAGTTGATGATGGTTGAGTGATCACGGTGAAGAATCTTGCCGATGGAAAGGTAGGTCATCTTCAAATGCTTTCTACATAAATAGCAAAACAAGTGCCGAGCATCCATAATGTTTTGAGTGCGAACCTTGTCGATGATTGCATCAGGTGTGACATCATAGACGATTGCAACCACTCGCATCGCTTCAGTCCACTCGGCATCTATCTCGTTAATCTTGCATCTTGGGTTGACGATTTCTTCTTTTAGTTTCTTGACCTCGTCAATTCGTTTTTGATTCAGTTCTGAAATAACTCCTTTCAGCCGTCTGACTTCTTGTTTTAGCAAGTGGATCTCCTGGTAGTAGTTCATAACAATTTTTGATTGTGTTCTCCAAGTTGGATGAATCCTGAATCTGATGTGCTGCCAGTTACTTTGATGAAGTCAACCTCAATCTTTGCCGAATTGATAATCACTTGTGAAACATCTGCCATCGTTTGTGCAGTTTCAATGTCAATCTCACCATCCTTCAATCGTTCTAATACTTCAAAAAGGTGATCTCGTAGGTCGGTCATTTTATTTCTTGCCATAGCTATTTATTTTTCTTGTTATTTGTTTTTTGATGTGAATTACTTCTTTCAATTCTTGTGGTAAATTTTGGATGTGGTTTCTTCGGATGTGTTCCACTCGGTCAATGACCTCTAAGTTTTCAATACAAATGTTCTGCTTGTTGCGGTCTTTGAACACGACAAACATTCCTGGTGGTATTTCTCCGTGATGTTGTTTCCAAAGCAGCTTGTGAACAAACTCAAATCCGACCTCTATTCTTTCTACCAGGTATCCATCCCGAAGTGAACGGAATCCAATCGGCTTAGTGTTGTGTGGTGTTTGTCCTTTCTTAAATTGTGTTTCAACTCCACCCATCTGCAAACCTTTTTTGCCTTTGTTCCAAGATGCCCGTCCTTTTTTGAATTGCGTTGCTTCGTGTCCTTTGAAGTTTTCACGATAGTATTGATGTAAAAACTCAATGTCTTTTTTTATACCGATGTTGTTTGATTTATTGTAAATCTGCTTGACAGTACATCCAAAATGCACCGCCAAATCATTTGCCATTGTTGTTGGGTATAACCGTTGTAATTCTTCAGCTTCTTCCGTTGTCCAATACTTCCTCATAGTCGTTCTTGATACATTGTGCGTTCACCGATGAATGTCGTTTTGATTGTGTAGCATTCACCGTGACGATTCTTTGCGATAATCAATTCGGCTTCTTCTTGCTGGAGCTTCTCACCTGAATAGTATGCCGGGCGGAATGGGAACATCACAACATCCGCATCTTGCTCAATACTTCCACTCTCACGGATGTCACTCAGCATAGGTCTTTTGTCCGCTCTCTCCTCGCATTTGCGTGATAACTGAGCCAACACTATGACGGTGATGTTTAGTTCCTTAGAAAGCAACTTTAAGTTTCGGGATATCTCGGCAATCTCTTGCTCTCGATTTGTTTTTGTTCCTTTGATCAACTGGATGTAATCAATCACCAACAACTCAAGTCCGTGTTTTGCTTTGTGAATCTTGGCTTTGGATTTGATTTGTTGGATACTGCAATTTGGATCGTCATCAATGTAGAATTGCACCGTTTGATTGTTGGCTGAATTGATTAATTGCTGAACCTCAAACTCACGAAGGTTTGCATTGCGAATCTTCCAATTGGCAAGGTCGGTGATCAATGATAAGTATCTTTTTACCAATTGCTCATTGCTCATCTCCAGCGACAAGAACAATCCCTTTCCACCAATCTTGGCGAAGTCATACATCAGCGACAAAGCCAATGCCGTTTTACCTTGTCCCGGTCTTGCAGCCATCACAATCAAATCCCCGTTGTTCCATCCACCCAATACTCTATCAAGTCCTGCCCATCCCGTTGGTCTTCCCGTGAGCTTGTCACCTCTTTGCACCGCCTCAATAATAGAATCAACCGTCTTGTTTGTAACTTGGGTAATCGTAACTGGATCATTAATCGTGGTAAACTTAGTGTTGTCGACCATTGTCTGCACATTGGTGAGAATCTCTTTCAAGTCCGAAGTCAAATCCAAGTTGGTTATGTTCTCAATGAATTGTTTTTTGAGATACTTGTGTTCAAGTGCTGGAAGGTGACTGCTGATGTTTGGCATCCCATAGACATTCTGCGTGAGTTTGACGATGGTCACCATCTCGGCACGGCTGAACTTCTTGCCTAATGTCAGCACATCAATCTCATCGTTATTGATGTACATCTCCAACATTGATTCAACAATGCGTTTGTTTAGGTTGTCTTCAAACCATTGCGATTTAATTCTCGGCAACAATGCCCGTGTCTGGTCGTAGAATAGTAGTTGACCGATTATGTATTCTTCAAGTTCGTTCGTCATATTCTCGCAAGTTAAATACTTTTCGGTTGATAACTTGTGGAGTAGTCACATTATTTGTAAGATTGTTATTTTTCCAAGTACGAACCGCTGCTCTCCAGTTCTTCATTTTGTTTTTACCAACTAACCATCCGTTACTTTCATAATAGTCAAACCATTTTTCGGATACATCAGCCATTCCGATTTCGGTCATATAGGTTTTTAACTCTGATAAAGTTGGTTTTTCAAAAACAACTCTTTGTTTCTTTATATCTTTATCAATAACAATATCAATAACAATATCACTATCGGCATTTTTGGTATGATTTGGTATGCCACTTGATGCGGTCGCATCCCATCGCATACGAGCATTGTCAGAATTACGCTTCCTGATTGATTCGTATTTATCTAAATCACGCTTTAACGCTTGTCGGATTGGTTCAAATGCAATCTTGGTTATCACACTATCACTTTGCGGATTAAGGTCGTTCACATAGCGTAAAAGGTGCTTGAACAAATCACCGGCTTGTTCGTTAGTTAGTTGCTCAACCGTGTGAATAATATCGCAGTAGATCAAGAATGATTTTTTATCCGTTGCCATTGTCGTTGATGTAGAACAAGCGTTGAAGTGGTGATTTGTTGAAATGTCTTAATTGATGACGGCTATATGGTTCATTAATATCCATACAAGCTTTGGTGAAAGAATCATATATTTTGTTTGTTATGATATCAATAACCGGCTTTGACCGTGCTTTTGATATTGCCAATCTTTTGGATTCAAACAACCCAGTATCCCAAGCGTGTTGCTGATTCTCTTTATTTGTTACCCATTCAAGATTATTAATGTGGTTATTCGTCTTATTCCCATCTTTGTGGTTTACCTGTGGCTTATTGTCAGGATTTGATACAAACGCTTGTGCAACCAAACGATGAACTTTAATTGTTTTATTCAGCACTACCGCTAAGTATTGATTGCCTAATACTCCGGTTAAGGCTGGTTTTAGAATTCGTTCTTTGCCATACTTAAAACTCTTGACTCTTCCGTGACTGGAGATGTAGTAGATGCCATTGCTATCAGCAATCGGCTTCCATATTTCTTGTTGTGTTTCCATTTTTTTTTGCATAAAAAAAGCCTTATCAAAATGATGCAATTGCGGTGCGATCATTCTAATAAGGCAAAAATCTTGTAACGATGGGAATCCGCAATACTCCCGTTTACTCTTACAAATATAGCGAATTACTTTGGTTGTTCCAAATTATAGTGTGGCTTCGCTTGGTTGTACAAATGGATGACCTTTGTCATAGAATATCCCATCTTCTTCGATATCGTCAACCAGGTGTATTGGTAGTCATCACGAAGGATGGCAATTGCCCATATCAATGCGTATCGTTCGCTCATTGCCTGTCTATAAAGTTTGCGTAATAGATGGCATCAGTTTCGTTCTCAAAGGTTGCGAGAAGTTCTCCAGCGAAATAAACACGCCATTTGATTATCTCATTTATTGATGCTCTTACCACGAGTGCTTTGATTTTTGTCATCGTTTAGTTCTTTTAGAAAGTTTGCTTGTAGTTCCCAAGTTTTCGCACGGTCATTTGCTTCTTGAATCCTTGACCTGATCTCAAGTAGTTCGGTTTCATAATCCCAAATCAAACGATTCTTGTTTGAGATTGTTTCAAGTAGCTCATCTTCTCGTTCAGTTGTTTTGTGCAACTGGAGAAGGGTGATGACAAATAAGATTGCCATTCCGATAATTAAGTAGTTTTGTATCATTTGCTTTTTCCTTTGTAAAATTTGTGTTTATAGATTGCCTTCGTGTAGGTATCAAATTCAGGGATGTAGTTGTCCCGTTCAAATTCATACGGTGATGCTTCAGGCAAGTTGTCAAAGTCATTGAAGTATTGTTTCAACTTCCAGTACACGAACATCACCGCAATGGTGATGGGTGTGATTACGATTAAGAATATTAAATCCATAAATCAAAATAACAAATTAACTTTCATAATAACAAATTTATTTTATAGTAGAGTTGGTGAACGAACGATTTATTTAGTGATTGACAAAAATAGTTCTCCAGCAGCAGCCAACTTCTCGTCAATGATTTCTTGGATGTCCTCCTCCAAAGTGATCAAGGTTTGCGTGAGCTTCTTTCCGTGTGGCATTCGTGGATCATAACTCAAGAACAACGCTTCAGTCATCTCCGTTGCAACCATACCCATCTGAACTTGCCAATAGTATTCCGGGCGTTTGGATTTGAACTGCTCGTTGTTGGTGATGAATGAGTTCTGCAAATGATTTCCGCTATTGAACGGACATTTGATTTCAACCAAGTGTGTGCCAAGTGCATCAGGTGAATATCCACCCCATTCTCCATAGGTGATGAAGGTGTATGTTTCCGCACCGTAGTAAGTGTAGAAGTCATCGGTCTGCTGAGAGAAATAGTGGAACGCTTCTTTCTCGTGTTCCTTGCCCCAATCCAAAGCACGACCATACATCTCTGCTCTTTGTCCGGTTAGATACTCCGCTGCCTTCTCAAAGATAAATGTCTTTGCAGTTTCTGACAGGTACTCCGATTTATTTTTAGGAGTACCCATCAGTTTGTGGATTTCGGATGCCGTGAAACGAGAGCTTCTCAATTGATGCCAATCGTCTTCGGTCAAATTAGTGTGAATTGTTGGAAGTTGAAGTTTCATTTCTCGCCAATTAAAAGTTTCTGATTTGTTTCGCTCACTTCAAACTTACTGGTGATGTCGGTCATCAGTCCACCTGTCTGCAAGTGTTCAACTGCCTTTGCCCAACTCTTGTGCTTGGGTGTGAGTTCTTCTTTCTTGGGTGCTGACTGCCTTCCCATTGCTTTCTCTCCGTCATCGTCATCGTCAATGTTCAAGTTTAGGATAGAACCGATGGATTGCCTTCTCGCATAAGTGATGGCAGACCCCATTGCTTGGGGATCGTTCTGCTTTGCAACCGGCATCACATAGGATGACTCCATCCACTCACCTGATTCAGCGTGAAGGATGATTGTTGTGAGTGCAT